CCCTAAAAACAAAAGTAGGGTATGTTTATCTTCAATTAGATTCATACCCTACTAATATACTAAAAATATTTTGATTTACAAAATTTATTCTCCCCAATGTTTTTCACGTAATTCGTAAATATCAATTGGTTCTCTTTTCATTTGATTACCTGGATGAAAATATGCTCCTTGTTTTAAATAGCCACATAAAAAGTTTCTTCTCATTCTTGTTGTATCTCCATTAGGTTCACTACCATGTACTACATGTGAGTGTAATAATGCAACTTGTCCTTTTCTTAAATATCCTTCAATCTTACGGAAATCATGTCCTTCTGGCATTACACAACTGATACCTCTTTCACTTCTCCAATTACCTGTATTGGTTTTCTTTCTTTCTTCATTATCTTCAATCGGTAATATTGGTAATCTATGTGAACCTTCGTAATTCCAAACTGCTCCATTTTCAGGGTCGTGATTATCTAATGCTAATGCTGTATTTACAATTTCATTATGTCCACAACCAGTATAGAATGCGTTTTGATGCATATCTCTACCTAATTCACCTTTTGGTTTATAATAACCCCAAGTTTGCATTCCAACTACATCACCTTCCATTAAAAATTCACATGCTTCAATCATCTTTGGATGTGAAAACATTTTTTGAATTTTTTCAGAATGTTTATGTGGGTGCATAATTGGTTCAAACTCTTGCCACTTTTCAGGTTCGTTTGAATTTCTTTCTAATCTTAATCTATCTAATTCTGCGTTTAATTCATCAACCTCTTGTTCGGTTAATAATTCTAAAACTGTAAAACCTCTGTATCTCCAATCAAAGGTCATTTGTTGTCTTTCCTCTTCAGATAAGTGTTTATATTTTTTCATAACTAATTTGTTTGTATAATTAAATATAATCAAAATTATTTTAATTACCAAATTTTTAGATGATTTTTATCATTTATAAAATTGTAAAATATTTGGTAAGTATAAAGAAATATTTGGTAAAACTTTTGATGTATACATTATAGATGTTTTATTTGAATTAACTACACCTCTATCATCTATGTCACCATTACTTTTATATACAATATCTAATGGGCCTGTTATCCTCCACTTTAATTCAGCTATTAACCAAAATGGTTTATCTTTATATGATTCAAAAATATCTTCATCTATTTCATAAATAAACCCATTTAAATCATTTGCTCTTCTAACAAAATATCGCATTATAAATCCCAATTCGTAATCACTTGATGTTGGTGATGGTACAATTGTTTGTGGTGTATTTAAATCAAATATATTTGAACTAATTTTATACATACTATCCATTTTTTACTCTATATCCAGCTTCTACTACAGTTTTCCAACCCTCATTTTCTATTTGATGTTTTACATTTGTTACTTGAAAAAATCCATTCATATTATATACTTCAGGAACACCATCTATTTTAAATACTTCACCACAATTTATACCAGATGTACCATCTAATATAATTGTTATTTCTAAAAAAGTTAAAGCTGATGTTGATTTTTTTTGTGGTTCATCTTTAGGTAATAAATTATTTACTAAAAATCCTTTATCGGTATATATTAATGTTTTTGGAGTTTCTTTTGTATTAGATGGATTAAATTTAAATTTTACACTTTTACTATTTAAAGATTCTTCTTCATTTTTATCTTCGGTTGTTGCATCTCCTTCTTTTTTCTTTTCGGTTGGAGCCAGACCGGCATCTGCCAATGCTTGTTTCTTTTTTGCATTAGCTGTAACTGATTCTAATGTTATATCCACCGCTCCTCTATCAAGTGACATAAATTTATCCGCATTTGTAAATACCGACATATCAAATTTTGCGTACCCCGTAGGTGTGAATGAATATTTTGTTCCCTCACAAGTTGATGTATCTGCTACTAATAATGGTGGTACTTTATCTTTATCTTTTGGATTTAAAACCGAATCAATCATTGATATTGATGAAAATGCAGCTTGTCCTTGTGCCAAATTACTTAATTCAAAATTAAATTCAAATCCTCTAACTATTGAACCTGAAACTCCAACTTTAAATCTATATAAATTTTTAAATTTATCATCATCAAATTGATTATTTGTTAATAATGAATCCAATATTGTATATGAAGATTGTGTTCCTGCAGCAGTTGCCATTCCCATAGTTAATTTACATTTTCCATATAAATTTTCATTTATTAAACTAATTAATTGATTATAAAAATCTGCCCTATGTGTAGATTTTTTCCACATACTAATAAATGTATCATATTTTACAAATATATTTAATAAATTTCCATATTGTTGTTCTTTTGTACTTTCTATAATATTTCCGTTTTTATCGTATATTCCTGCCGTTGAGTCCAAATTAAATGAATAATTATTTATTTTATTTAATACTGGTTCTACTTTTTCATCTTTTGTTTTTTTAATTACAATTTTATCTTTTTTTTCAGTTACACCAAATTGTGGCATTTTTCCAGGAATAATAATATCACTACTATATGATATTATTGTACCGGATGATATTGTATTGATTGGTATAATTGGTTTAGTTTTACCACTATCTTCAAAAAACTCTTCTATGGATATTGTTGAAGTAGATGTTTCAAGTGCTAATTGGTCATTTGCTAAGTTTAACATATATCTAACCGATAGATATGCATTTAAAGATGCTTTTGTATCATCTTGTTTTAATGCAATCATTTGCCAATTAAAAAACTCATTTTTCCATTTTGTTTCATTTTGAAGGTCGGCCGATAAATTAATATCTAAATCCGCTTGTAATTTTGTTGTCCAGCTACCAAATTTATTAAATATTATATTTTGTTGTGCGGTTTTAGAATCCGACTTTGCCGGTGTGTTTGGTAACCACATCATCATTGTATTAGCCGATGATATTTCTAAATCAACGTCATATGTTAAATCATCAGATATAGTAAATTTAAAATCAGTAACCATACCGGCTACATAATCATAACTACCATCTGCCGCCTTTATTCTATCTATATAATTTTTTCTAGCATCTATTTTACCAGAAAAATTTGTATTATAATCTTTTAAAAAATCATCCCAATTTTTTTTAGAAGTTATTAAATTATCTAATGTTGTCAATTTTTTAGTTAATATTGCTTCATTACTTCCAAATTCAACCAATAAATGCATTGAAGGTCTTAAATAAAACAATTCAAACATTTCTAATTGTTTTAATGTAAAAATTTTTATTTTTAAACTTGCTGTTTTTAAACTATTATTTGCACCATCTGTATTTACCTCCATTGATGTTATCATTGGTTGTGGTAGTCTTCTATTAGTTTCACCCAATACTTCTATTGGAAGGCCTGTAAAATCATATCCTATAATAGATGCACCCGTACTATATACTCTTGATTTTTCTATCTGATTAGAGATAATACATCCTTTATAAATTGTTTTACTTGATTTACCATCTAATATTTCTTTTATTTTATTTCCATCAACTTGTCCATTTTCCGTTTTTACGGAATCATTTGTTGCTATTGCAGTTGATGATAATATTACGAATGGATTGGCAAGAGCAACTATTTTTTGATTTTGTTCTCTTCCTTTTAATTTGTCCTCCATCCATTTGTCTAATGGTTTGATAAATGGAAATCCCATAACTTATTTATTTATTTTTTCAAAATCATTTAATATTCTACCTAAATCATTTGGTATTCTTAATTGTATACCTTCTTCTACATAGAATGATGCATCGTTGATATTATTTGCTACTGATATGACCCACCAAAGAGATGGTTCATTATAATACTTATTTGCCAACAAATCCAATCTATCTCCCGCTTGCGAAATTATATACAAATCATTATCCGATGGTTTTATTCTTGGATAAATTGTGGATGATAAATAATTTTTACCAATTTTAGTTTTTAATACTTCGTTATATAGATATCTACTACTCATTTATATTTTTTTATTATTTTGATAAATTAGTTAAACCATCAAAATTATATTTGAAAACCTTTGTATCTTTTTCACCATCTTTAATTTCAGGTGATTCTATTATTTTCATACCAAATGATACATTTACAACACTTGGATATGGTTTATCATTTTTATCTTGTGAATTACTTGCCCATACTACATTATCTTCAATACTTGTAGATAAACTATCAATAAATCCAAACATATTTTTATACAACCCACCTAAAGTTAATTCAATAAAATTACCACTATATGCTAATTGATTGTAATCTGTTTGTCCTTCGTATTTTATAGCAGTTATTTCATCATATGGAAATACTAATCCTTTCAATTCATTTAATTTTTGTATCATAATTACTTTTTCTGTCGAAGTAGTATAATACATTTTTAATTCAAATTTTAAACTTCTTTCTACACCCAAGTATTTATAACTTTTAAATGGTGAACCCAAATATTTAAAATCAGTCCATTCAGGTGAAAAATCTTCACTAATTCCAGTTATTGCTCCTGGAAATACAATTGAATGTTGTTTACCATATGGTTTGATTATTAAAACAGTTTGTTGGCCATCGGTTTCTTCTATGCTATCTAATAGGTCAGTTTTTAATGTAGCATCATCTTTATATAATAAAGTATTTAATATATTTTGGTTTATTAAATCAAATTGAGATGCACGTCCTGCATCTTTACCCGATGCAGCAAGTGCTCCAGCTTTATTTTGAGAAGCTTTTTTTTCATCCATTCCTCCGTATATAATATTTCCTTTACCTTCTCTTTTTTCTAATTTTTTTCCGTCTTTCCTTACAAAATCTGTAAAATTCTTTGGTTTGTCTGTTTCATTTACAATTGCATTATCATCTATAAAATAACCAGGAACATAGTATTCAAATTTAGGGTCGGATGGTGTTGTTGCGGCGTCTTTTGTATTGTTAGTATCATTGGTTGCTCCAGTTGATTTCTTTTTAGTCAATTTAGTAATACCTTTATCAACCATCTTACCAATTTCTTTTTTAGCCTGAGACATTAACAATCCAATTGCTTTGTCTTTCATATCATTTGGAGTTCCTTTCAATGCACCGGCATACCATGGAATTGCTGCAGGTGCTCTTGATACCCAATAGTGTTTACCTGCTTTTACGGAATTTATTAAATCGGAATGGTTTTGAAATTTTTCTTGTCTAAGTCCTGTTGCATTAATTGCTCCTTTAGAATCAGACAATTCAAAGATTGTATCCGATGGTCTATTTGCAGTTCCACCCATTGCAGCTGCTAAATTAAATCCTTTTGGGCCCGCTGGTGTTTGAGATGGGTCATTATAATATGCACCCTGAACTGCTAAACCTCTTTCAATTGGATTACTAAGTTTTTTTTCTAATCTATATAATTCTGCACCATATATTATTGGTAATTTTTTTAATAATAAAGTTCTAGGGCCTCCTGTTGCTCTATCTTGTAATACAAAGTTTTTCAATTGAGTTCCAAAACTTTTATCTTTGTTTGGTGATTCAACTCTTAAACTCTTATATTGGTCACTTTTAAATAATTCTTCTATTGTTGGCATTTTACTTTATTTTAATTATTATTGAGCTATTGTGTAATTAACTCCTTGTAATCTGTTAATAGAACTTGCAACACCTGAAGTATCTAATGTAATTGCTTTACCTTGTGCAAGCGCTAAGGCTTCAATTGAAGCTACAACTGCGTATGTTGCTTTTACACTTTCGTTTTGAACTTTGGCTTGATAATCAAATTGTTTACCATGTGCAATACCTCTCAAATTATCATTGTCTTTTATCATTGATTGAATATCCATCATACCTTGACTTTTTTGAGTCAAAATATCTTGTTCCGCATTTAAATCATTTAATGCACTAACTGATTCGGCTTGTGCGTTTAATTGTTTTGCACCATAACCAAATAAATCTTCATCTCCTGTAAATGATGATAAGAAAGACCCGGCTTGTGCCAATAAAGATTCACCAATATTTAAATCATTTTCTTCTACTCTTGCTTCTGCTTCTGCCCTTCTTTTATCCATTTCTTCCTGTGCAGCTTTGGCTTTATCTTGTGCAGCTTGAAATGCACCTTCTTTTTGAAGTAAATCTGCAATTTGTTGTTGATTTAAGGATTCCCCATTTGCAAATTTTTGACCAAGCGTTGTCATCGTTTTACCTGCATCTTCACTTGTTAATACACCCGCTTGTACTAATTTTTGTATATATTCTTCCGAACCGGCTTTATTAGTTTCATATGATTGTAACATTGATGCTCTTTGTGAATCGGATAGTGATTTATCTGAATCTAGTTTTGATTTATATTCTTGTGATGCAGAATTAAATACACTACTTACTAATTTGCTTGCAGATTCCGCTTGCATTTTTCCTATTTCTAAATCCAAAGTTCCTTGTTTTTCAGCAGCTGCTAATTTAACTCTCCATTTTTGTTCCATTGCAATTCCTTCCAATCTTTGCATTTGCTCTATGAACAACATTCCTTTTCTTTCCTTTTGTTCAAACTCCATCATCTTTCTTCTAAATGCCTGCTCAGCTCCTAATTTAGCTGCTTCATTTGCAATATCTTGTTTCAATGCACCATTTGCAATATCTTTACCAGTTTTTTCTGCATTCTTTTTATCTAATGTTCCTTTTGTATCACCTTCACCACCTTGTTGTAAAGACATCAATTGTTCAATATCCATTCCGGTTGCTTGTGATAATTGTTGTTTTTGAAATGGATTCATTGCACCAACATCTTGTCCACCTAATGAATTTCTTAAAGATTCTGCAGCACCGGCTTGGTCACCACTCATCAATTTTGCTCTTGTTTCCGAAAGGTCTACACTATGACCCAACATAGCTGATAAACTCATCTCAGCTTTAATACTATCTTTATAATTAAGAACCATTGAATCCGATGCTTTCATCATCGTACTCATTGATGTTCCCATCTTATTTAATTGAATGGCTTGTTTTGCAAAGTTTTCTGCAGTTCCACTACTGAATTTATATAGTTCTGCAGAGGAATCAACCATATCTTTCATTACCACCGATGCCATTGCACCATTTCCTTCTGCAAATTCTTTAATTCCGGCAACTAAATTTGTACCGGTCTCCAAACTAGACTTATTCATTAATCGGAATGTATTAGACATACCTAATACCTCTTCCGAACTTGAACCCAATAATTTTGATAATCCTTGTGCTGCGGTAGACATTTTAAGCATACTACCTATGGATGCACCTAAGTTTTTTCCTACCGATGTAACTGTATTTAATACTGCTTCAGTTGAAGAACCAATTGCATTTAATGCTCTTTCACCAATTCCAATATATTTTTGAAAACCTTTCATACCACTCATAAAGAGTGTTTTTCTCCTGGCATGCTCTGCATCTATATCTTGCATAGCCTGTCCATGTGCAAAGTTTAACCAGTCTTTTTCTTCTGAAAATCTTTGATTATATTCATCCTTAACCAATGATTGATTGAATCCCAATCTATCCTGCTCAATACCTTTTTGGTAGTCAAGCATATCCATTCTTTTTTGATTCTCTCTTTCAATTGGCTTTATTATATTAAAGTCTGCTTGAATTTCCCTATACTTTTTTGATGCAGTAAATGTAGCTTTTGTAGCTTCTGTTGTATCTGTACCCAAAATTGCTCCTATGTCCGAAACTGCCTGTGCTGCTTTTCCTGAATTAAAGAAATCAACAACTTCCATACCAATTGAAAAAGCTGCTCCTATTGGGCCCGCCGCTTTAAGTAATCCAGATGCCGCACCCATCATACCACCACCTACTGATTTTAAACCACTAAGTGCTTTACCCATACCACCACTAATTCCTTTACCTCCTGCTTTTTTACCAACGGCTTTTGCAGCTCCTTTTTTATAACCTGACTTTATTTCATCGGCTATGTGTCCAAACCCAGATTGTTTTTTTGTAAATTGTCCTTTATCATTTCTACCTTGCGTTTTTGCAAACATAGAACTGATTGTTTTGAAATTATCTTTCATAGAACCCTTTTGACCTACTTTAAATGCATTGGCAAATTGGCTCATCATTCCACCTTGTGGAGCTGGTGCTGTTTTTTTTGTTGATTTTGGAGAGCTCTTTCCGCCTGTCTTTCCTGTTGTACCACCACTCTTTGGTGCTTTTTTTCTATCTGCGGTATCTTTTGCAATCGTAGTAGTAAGTTTATTAATAGAACCTACTAAATCATTTTTTATGACACCATATAAATCTTCAAATTGATTGCTCAAATCTTTTGATTGCATGTCAAGTGCACCAACAGATTCTTTTAAATCTTTTAATTCTTTATTATTACCTTTTACGGGTCTATATCTTGCCATTATACTTACTTAATACTTTATCTTATATAAATATAAAATATAAAAATTACCTTCTCCTTGTTCTACCAGAAGATGCCGTATTAGATTTACTTAAAGCTTTTTCGTAAGTTTGATTTTCTTCTTCTTTTGCACCAATTAACTCTCTATAATAAAATTCTCTAAGTTTAACGGGCATATAGTATAAGTCATGCCAATTAAATCCACCATTCGCATAATATACCATTTGAAAAATTCTTTTATGAAGTGCTACTGAGTAATCAGTCGGTAGGGTAAAAAAAGTCGGCCGCTATGGGCACTCTTAGCGCCTCCTTCTCGCCTGTGAAAGGTGATGTATATTCAAAATTAAAATCTACATCTGGAGTAATTTCTCCAATATACTTTCTAAGTGCTCTTGAGTCTTGTATCTGAAATTGATTTGCTACAAAATTACTAATATATCCTAAATCTCTATTACCATTTACTTCTATAATAATTCTTCTCCAACGAGTTGTCACTTCATTACTTTGTTTTAATGTTTTTTCACTAGCTTCAATATCTTTATTAATAGCTAATTCATCACCATGTGTAAGTAATTTAAATTTAACAGGTGTGTTTGATTTTGGTAATAAAAAATCATATTCATTATTTCTATTCAATTTTGTCTCATCTATTTCCTTTGTAGACAAGGTTGCCATATCAACATCAACATCTACTGGTTCTCTTTCATCTGGGTCAGTTATGGTCACCTTATATACGGGGCCATATGCTAAAACTCTTGTTGCAACTAATATTGCATTTTTGTCACCAATTAATAAATCAGAAGGATTTACACCAGGTTCTACTACAATTGATTCTAACAATCTATCTAATGTAGCACCCTTTCTAATAAGAGTTGTAGAAGTTAAAATATCTTCTTCTTTTGCAGTTAATAATTTAATTGTAATTTCTCCTTTTGCCAATGGACTTGATTCAGGATAACCCAAACCTTTTGATGGTAGTGTTATTAATTCAGTTGCAAATGGAAAAGATTTTTGTGTAGGTTGGGATTGTGTTCCCATTCCTCTCATAACTTGTTGTTCGATATTGTCGTTCATAATATAACTTTGTGTTTAATAATATATATACACTTTTTAAAAAAATAAAAAGGGGATAACATTTCTGCATCCCCTTCTTTTTATAATTTTATTTAGATTAGTATTCTAAAATAGCGTAATCATAAGATAAAGTCAATTCAATTGAAACTGGGTCATTTGATGCCCAATCCAATTCACCAAAGTTTGCTGATGTGATAAATGCACCTTTTAAAGTCCATTGTTCAATCTTATCACCAACTGGCCCTAATAAAAAGAATGTAACATCTTTCTTATAGAATGCAGAGTAACCATCTCTACCTGTTAATGATTCGTGTGATGTTCTAATCCACTCCATAACTTGTTGTGCACCTGAAGGTACAATTGGGTCATAAAGAGTGATATTAATATCATCCCAAGTTGATTTACCTTTCAACTTTCTTTTAACGTTGATATGGTCTAATTCTACAACTTCTGATGTGAAAGTTGGTCTCGCTGCTGTTTTGATAATGTACGATTCGATACCGTTGATTTCCATGATGAATCTGTTACCCATCTTTGGTTCAAAGTTACGATAGAACATTTTGTCAAACTCTAATATTTCTGGCATTTTACTTTTATTTTATGTTATTCTTATATAAATATTTGTTTTTTAAATTATCCACCAAAACTTGCTCCTGTTGGTAAAATGTTGAAATCAATTTGAATGAATTCAGCCGTCTTAGTTGGTTGTAAGTAGATAGCACCTTTTAAAATGTTTCTATCAATTACATCCGGAGTGTTATTAGTTTCATCCATCACAACTCTGAAAGCGTATAGACCTTGTCTTTGTTGGATACCCTCTAAATAAGGATTAACAATGTTTAAGAATCTATTTCTTGTTTCAGAACTATTTTGTTCAAATACTAAATATTTTGAAGTCGATGCGATATACTTTCTAACTGTTAA